CAACGTAGAACTCCTCGCGCTCTAGGGGATTCTCTGGAATACGCATCAGTTGTCCACTTTCAGATTCTGATGGTCGGCAATGTACGACGCCGTTGTCGGTTTGGCGAATTTACCACCAGCAGCAGCAATACCGTTGACCTGCTCACCCGCGATGGATGCCAGATTGTAGTTGCCGATCTGTGACGGATTACCCCATTGGACGGCGAAGGGGTCGCTAGGTGGCGGTGCATACCGTGGCGGCTGAGCCTCACCTTCCTTCACGCTCTTGATGTCCGTCATGTTGTAGTCATTCGCCAGACTGCGGAGTGTGGTGTCGTTGAATCTGGTCTTGTCAGACACCATTCCGACTGGTTGGAGGAACACTTTCTGCACTGTGTCGCAGCCATGTGGGCAGATTGGTTGGTCCGACTCAAAAAATCCGTGAACTGCACACTTAAAGTCATGAATTACAGCCATTTATGCCCTCTCAACGTTTTTTGTCAAGCAACTCACCAAAAGTGGGCTGAGAGTAGTCTCCTAGCTGTCTCATGCCCAATGAAAGCCTGATTTCACCGTTTTTCACCGTCAAACCCATGCTTTTGCGTGCCAAAGGCACGGGTTGGCGCCGATAAACGGGTTCTGTACGTCCTGTAACGTGCAAAATCGTGGCAATTTTGCCCTGCCGGAACTCCTCAAGTGCCTTGGATAGGCGTCTTTGGCTTACTTCTGTCATCGGATACCGCTCATTGATGATGTCGCGAACGTGCAGATAGCTGATTCCGGCCATCACAGCGAAGTTTTTGATGCTGATGCCACGCTTTTTGTCAGCCATGAACATCTTCAGCTGCCTAAGCAGCTCTTTCTTCTGCATCACGTTCAAGTTTCCACTCCACTGTGTAGCCCAATTCCTGCAAAAGCTCGGCAAAACGCGCCTCTCCAGTGATTTGATTGGCCTGTTGCCAGGTGAATTCCATGCGCACATGCATCGGCGAGATCAGTTTACGGCTCTGTGCATGGTGCCCGACCAGCTTTTTGAAATCAGTATCGGCATGAAAGATGCTGTCGATGTACTCCACCGAGAAGTGTTTGGCGAGTTCTAGCGGCGCAAAGCGCATTCCGCACTCCTTGAGCACGGGCTTGAGCAGCGCAGACAGCTGCGCGTCCTCGTTCCAGTAGTGAACATCGTTGCCGTTCTGGTGCGCGATGCCGTTTTTGTTGCACACCTCAAGTAATTTCTTACTGCGCAAACTAAATCCGCCGTTCTGCACGACATAAACCGGCTCTTTGGCTTTTGCCCAAGAGAAGTGCAGGTAGATATGTTCGTCTGAAAATCCGCAATGGCTAGGGGCGCCGATGTAGTCGTAGTCGTAGTACTCGTCTTTCCAGTTCTCGCCATTTAGCACCCAGCCATCGTCCTGCACGACAAGGCAATAGTCGGTCTCGATGAACGATCCGAGGCAATGCATCATGAAGACGGAGTACTCGGCATAGTCGAGGTTGTATATCTGACGCCACTCAATGCCGTCTGGCAGGTTCTCTGGTGGTCTCAGGGACAACAGCAGGCCACGCGAGCCTGGTAGTTGCTCCATCGAATGTTTGATGGAGAGTAGGGCAGAAGAGCCGTCGTTGTGCCCGTGGACGCTGACGATGGTGAGTTGGTCGTGCTTAGCCATACATTCCTATGCGCTTTAGATAGTTGGCGACGTTCTGGTTGACCAGCTCGCCGTTCTCTCTGGCGCGCTGTGTCACCTCCTCCGTGTGTCGCGTTACACGTTGCTGGATCAGTCGTGGCTGCACCTGTTCGGCAAAGGCGGCTGCGGCCAAACCTGTTGCCATCACACGGTCGTCCTTATTGCGTCCATAAGCAGCAATGCTGCTTCCCTCACGCACTAACGATTTCATCTCATCAAGCAACTCCATGCTGCGCACAGCCATCATCCCGCGCTCAAAGTAGTCCTTGAAGTAGCTCAGCATGCGTTCCTTGGTGCCGGCAGTGGTGACCCAGCCCATGCTGTTTGAGATGCCGCCGAGGGTGTCGTTACGACGCCACAGATAGTTCTGCATGTGGGCCATGACGTTGTACAGGTCATAACCTTTCTGTCCACCAATGCTGGTGGCGTAGCGTTTTAGGTTGCGTATCTCATTGATGACGGCCTGACCTGGGCCATTCACCTCGAGGTTGAGGGTGCTGTTCTTGTAGGCACCGGCCAGATAGCAGATTACCCATGCGAACTGGTAGGTGTTGAGTTCTGATGTCGCGAATTCGGCTACCTGATCCAAACCATCGGCATAGCACCGATAGACTTGGATGCAGAAACGATCAGCCCAATCAGAAGAGCCGTAAGCAGGATCAGCGCCAATGACGTAATAAGCGTTGTCCACAGGCTCTTCCCAGAGGGTAAGAGTCGCAAGCCGTTCCGTCGAACGGATGAGGACGGTGTCTTCAAAGTTGGCTCCCATGTTGAAGCGGTAGTAGTCAGGCGTAAGCTTCTTCGATTCCTTTGCCTGCTCAGTACAGCGAGCAGTAGAGAAGTAGCTAGTGCCGGTCATGACAAAGGCGTAGTCCTCGGTCGGAGGAAACTCCTGATACATCAGGCTTTCGTCCTTGATGCCTTCGTACATCTTCCAACGCCACCACGCCATCTGGCGGCTGTTGATCTCTACGCCGTAGAGTTTCTTGATTTCCCGAGTCCACTCCTTCTCCTCGGGGCTTAGCTTGTTATCCCAGTAAACGCGATAGATGTCCGACTTGGCATCAGCCTGGTAGAGCTGGTTACGCCACCAACCACAGAAAATGGCGCGCTGACTCTTTGCCCTCTTCGCGGTGGTGTACATGTCGTGGAACATGTTGAACCCGCGAGCAGTGCTCTCGAACATGTACAGACGCATCGGGTTGGTCTCAGCCAATGACGCAAGCAGAGAGGCTAGACCCTCTTCATCGCCCCAGGATGATGTCTCAGTACCATGCAGATAGGTAATCGCCTTACCGCGCCCCAGAGAGCCTTTAGAACGCAATCCTGCGACTTGGTAGAACAATCTACTTCTGTTCTTCAGCGCCATGTGGTTCCGGTTGTGAGCAACCAGGGGCACTCGGTACTCAACCGGCAATCCTTCGATGTACATCCCGAGGGTAGAGCGGAACATGTCCCTGTTCTCCTCGGTATCGGTAGTCAGTGTGCCCTGTAGACCTGGGTGCAGGAAGTGCCAGTACAGGTCGAGCGCAAGACTGATGGTCGTGATACCTAACTGCCGACCCTTGAGGATGACAAAGAAGTGGATGTCGTCCTGCAAACCCTTGGCGATCTCCTGCATCACATACGTCTGCGTACCAAGCAGGTGATCCATGTGGATCAATCCCTTCTCTTTCGCCTCAATCCGAAGCTGAGAGCAGAAGCGATAGAACTTCTGTAGGTCAAACTTCATCGCTTCCCTTTTTTCTGGTCATAGATGCCACGCATGTAACGCTTCAACTGACTGTTGTCCCTGCCATGCAGGTTCTCCCGCCATTCCAGCTCCTGCGCAATCTTCTTCATCGAGCGAATCTTGAGCAGCTTCCTAGCCTCACACTCACAACGCCAGTCAGGACACTCATTACACACCACTCGACCATCCCACAACGTCACTACCGGCCCCAACTCACACTTCTGACAACCCAAGCAATCCTCAATCAATTCGCCACACCCGAATACCAGGCCCATCAGCGCGAGCAATGAACTTCCTACCCAACCTCTTCCCCCAGCGATAGTTGGTGTTCATCACCACCTGCAACGAAATCCCCTCCACCCAAAACGAATCACCAACCGACATCTCCCGATACGGGTAACTACGCCTCACACCAAAAGGTATCGGAACCCCAGTCTCAATCTGAACCACTGGCACTCTCCTAACTAACTTTCACTCAGCATCATAACAGGGGAAAAGGAGTTTTTTCTTGGGGCGGGGCAGGTTGGGGTGCGCGCACACCGAGACCCGCTGCCCCATCGCCTGGGCCACCACCGAGACACTGGCACGGGCGATCCTAGCCAACCCGACCCGAACCCGAGGGAGGGAGGGATGGAAGAGGGGGCCAGGGAGGGAGGGAAGGGCACTGTCCCCAAAGGCGCCCCCAGGGGAATAGCTCACGCGCTAAGGGGCGGATGGTAAATAGTCCCCATCAACTCCCATATCACGCTTTAGTGACTAGATAGCTGAGTAACTACTGAGTACACACACACTAGTGACTAGAGCTTGAGAGTGACTAGCACTATAGAGTCACTCGCTAGAGTGACTCGGGAGTGAGTCACTAAGTAGTTAAGCACTAAGTAGTGAGTACTAAATAATAGTTGACAATCCCGAACATGCGTA